TGATAAAAAAATAATCGATTCAATTAAAGAAAAATTAAAAGATTATAGAAAATCAGGATTGGAAAAAGAGGGGGAACTCTCATATGAAAACTTGGTTTTTAAGTTTTTAAGAAGGTCAGGTCACATCGAAAAATTGTTTGATATTTCAAATAAGGCTCTCGATAAAGAACTTTCAATAGAAAGAAAATTAGAAGACTGATACTTACTCCTTAATAAATGTGAATAACCATATATTTATAAAGAAAAAATTAAATGGCATTAGTTACATATCTTATAGGTCCTTGCGTTGGCGGGGCTTCAATATTAGTTGATTTCGATAGTTCATCGTTGCCTGCGGTTAATGGAAATTATTACTTAACCTTTACTGGCGGAACAACCGAGGGATGTTATGATATTATCGATAACGCAGAACCTGCAACTGGAATTGATAAAGTATTAACTTTGTCCATAGATTATACTGATTGTATTACTTGCCAAGCTATTGTAACTCCAACACCAACAGTCACAACAACTCAAACTAAAACGCCAACACCAAGTGTAACAACAACTCAAACTAAAACGCCAACACCAAGTGTAACAACAACAAATACTCCAACTAATACTTTAACACCAACTAATACTGCAACTAATACTTTAACACCAACTAATACTGTAACCAAAACTCCTACGCCAACACCAACAGGAACTGCAAGTGTAACATCTACACCAACTCCAACTATATCTGTTACTCCAAGTAACACACCTAATGTTTGTAAAACATATGAATTATATGGAGGAACTGATGGTACAACATTTGTTGGCACAAACTGCGATGGTTTTACATTTAACATACCAGTTCAACCATACAATACAACAATTGTATGTGCAACAGAGGTATTTGTAATTCAAGGGAACGGGTATTATGTTTCAATAGGTTTGTGTCCATTACCAACACCCACACCATCAGTAACTTCGAGTGTTACTCCAACAAATACATCAACACCAACTAATACTCCGACAAATACTACAACAAACACGGCAACACCAACAAACACTGCAACACCAACTAATACTGCGACTAAGACACCTACGCCTACACCAACTAATACTACAACTAATACACCTTCAGTTACACCAACTAATACTCCGACAAATACTACAACAAACACGGCAACACCAACAAACACTGCAACACCAACTAATACTGCGACTAAGACACCTACGCCTACACCAACTAATACTAGAACTAATACACCTTCAGTTACACCAACAAATACAGCAACACCAAGTAATACACCAACGATATCTGTTACACCAAGTAATACTCCTAATGTTTGTAAAACATATGAATTATATGGAGGAACTGATGGAACAACATTTATTGGTGAAGATTGTAATGGTTTTACATTTAACATACCCGTTCAACCATACAGTACAACAACAGTATGTGCAACAGAAGTATTCGTAATTCAAGGAAATGGATATTATGTTTCAATAGGTTCGTGCCCATTACCAACACCTACACCATCAGTAACTTCGAGTGTTACTCCAACAAAAACAGCAACACCTACAGTTACACCAACAGTTACGCCAACTAATACGGCAACACCTTCGGTTACGCCAACTAATACCATAACACCAACAAAAACAACAACTAATACTCCAACTCCAACAAAAACAGCAACTAATACTCCAACTCCAACTCAAACTGGTACACCAGCGGTTACACCAACACCATCACCTACAGAAAATTATGTAATTTCTGCTGACCAACAATACGCTTATACTCTTGAGATTTTAGGAAGTTTTAGTGGTGGAAGTGCAGATTTTAGTGGAGCATACGCACCTCACCCTGTATTTACAAATGAATTGGGTGAAGCGGTAGAACAATTAAACGGAATCGCAATAGGCGGATTTGACGGATTAAATAATTAAAAACAAAAATATATAAATAAATTAAAATATGGCAGATTTGAAACCACTTGGCAGTGAAAAAATGACTGGACAAGATAAATTAAAAAGAATCATGGAAATTGCTCGTTTTAACGAGGTAATACCATCGAATATTAATGAAACCGCGAGATCTGAGTATTCAATTTCTCTTGCCGATGGGAATAAGTATGAAATAGTTAAAGAAAGACAGGGTTATATTATTAAAAAGACCATTTCGGAATCTGAGACTGATTATATTGAGCCAATGAAAAATAGAAAATACTATTCTTCATATTCTCAAGCATTAAAAAGATTAAATTTAGTTGCTGGAGAGTTGAACAGAATCAATGAAAACGAAGAAGAAGTTTCTTTATACGGAGAACAAAAAAGATTCACGTTAAAAACACCTAAACCAGCTGCGGACTCAATGCCAGCACCAGCTGCGGAGGTACCTTCGGCACCACCAGCAGTTCCAGCTCCATCATTACCTCCATCTCCAGTAGGAAATCCTACCGCAGGTGGGGACATGAGTATCGACATGGGTATGGAAGATATGGGTCCTGAAGGTGAAGTTGATGCTGATGTTTCTATGGATATTGAAACTCCTGGAATGGGTGAAGAGGAACCAGTTTCTTTCAAAACTATTCAAAAATTGACAGGTAAATTGACCCAGAAAATTAGAACATTGGATGGACAAGAACCAATGACTTCTGAAGATATTAAATATGTAATTAATATGGTTCTTTCTTCGGTGGACTTGAAGTCTCTTACAGAAGAAGATAGAGAAGATATTTTATCTAAATTTGACGAAGAATCAGAAGATTTAGGTGGAGATGACATGGGTGGATTAGATATGACAGATGATAGTGAAGTTGAAGATATTCAAGCTGACATGGACATTCCTGTTGAGGGATATGAAATGGAAGAAGGAGGATACGGAAACGGTGCAATTATCGATAGTATTTTCGGAGAATCTGCAATCGATAAAGTTATTTCCAAGTATTTTGAAATTTCAAAGAAAGAAATTCTTGAAAGTAAAAAAAATAAAATAAAAGAATCTTTGTTTATAAAAAGACAGATGGAAGAAGTCGTAAAATTAAGTGAGACTATTGAACAAGAACTAAGTTCTAAAAAATTCTTGAGAGAAAATTCATCGTCAAAGATTGTTGGAATTACAAACAAGAAAAATTTGGTATTCGAACATAATGGACAACAAGTAAAAATATCACCTGAAGGATTATTGGTATGAGTTATTTGATATACGTAAATGGTTTAGGCCCCAACTATAAGGGAGACAATCTTTACGAATTCATTTTCTCCGATAGTCTTGATGTTTGGGGAGATTCTTGGGAAAGTAGACCAGCTAACGGTTATCCAAGTCCTCCCGAATTACATCATATTAAAAAAGTAGGAGTTCTGAGAAATACTGATGTAAAATTGGAATTGATTCAGAACTCCGATTTTTTTTCTATGGAAGATGCAATTGACGATGTGGTCGCATTAGCCTGGGAAACAGACGAAGATGGAAATCATAAAAGAATGGTTTTTAGATTTGGAATGTCCGAACAACAAATAAAAGACAAACTCTACGAAAGAGATTTGATATTAGAATTCGAAAAAAAAGTAGTTTATGAAAGTTAATAAAAAAGCACTCGAATTGATTGATAAAGGATTATCCGCAAATACTGTAAAAAAATTAACAGAATCGCAAATCAATACTCTACATTCCAAACTTTTTACTGAAGTGACAATGGTCTCACAAGCAGATACTCCAACAATTACAAAACTAAAAAGTGAAAAGAAACCATTTGAGGTTTATGAGAAAGATGGTGAAGTAAAAGAAACTGATGACGTTGAAGTAACAACCGACCCAAACAAAGAAATTGAAACTCAAGACCCAAAACAAGTGGGGCCTTCATCAGATGATGGATTTGGTGATGAAACTGATGGTATGGGTATGTTTGAAGAAAAAAGAAAACCAAATGCATATGCAATATGTCACTCTCAAGTTGGACCTAAAAGGACAAGGAAATTTGAAAGATGCGTAAAATCTGTAGAAAAACAGTTGGAAGAAGGAAAAAATCCTGTATCTTTGTTTATAGAATCAGAAATTATTAAAATCGTGGAAAGAAACATACTACCGAGAATAACTAAAGGTGACTTGATGAAATACCTTTCAGAAGCGAATTCACCACTTACTGCACCTGCGAAACCAACTACAAAACCAGATACAAAGCCTGGAACAAGACCTTCACATCCGGGAAAGAATCCAAGACCAGGGGAGGAAATTGCACCAAAGGCTGCGGAACCGACAACCGCTCCATCTAAACCAATTACCAAACCTGGCACCAAACCAACAACGAGGCCTTCACACCCTGGAAAAAATCCAAGACCTGGCGAAGAAATTGCACCAAAGGCTGGAAAAATATCTCCTGAGGATGCAAAACAAGAAGTAATTGATGTTATCTTAAATTTATTAAAATAATAAAATGGCGAAGATTAAAGAACAAATAGATTACGGGGACAGACCAGAAAGAATGGACCCAAGACTAGAACGAAAATTGGGAAGTCCTGAAAGTTTGTATGCAAAAAATCCTGCATTAAAAAAAGGTTCTAAGGATGTTGAAAGGTTGGTAAGTGCAAGATTTGGCAAAGTTGCTGACAAATTGAAACAAGTTACTGGAATACAAGACATTAGTTCTAAACAAGTACAGGGAATGATTTATCAGGAAATGATGAATAAAGTTCCCATGATTACAAGTATTGAAGGTAGACACAGAGAAGAATTAGAACAACTTGCAATCGACGCTTGTTTAGAAGAATCACAAGTTCCAAATGATTGGTTTACAATTGAAGCGAAGTTAAATAGGGCACCTATCAATACTTCCGATTTTAATTTAAAACCAAAAAAACCTCAAGACTCTCCACCACTTGAGATTCCTTCATTCGATGTTGAGGATTTGACCGATGAAGAAATTAGGGAGTTGGAAATTCATAAAAGAAATATGATTAACGCTTTGGTCCAAGGTGCGGCAAAAAAAGGACATTATATTTTCCAAAAACCTGAGATTAAAGAAAGATTAGACGAGATAGACCCTCGATTATACCCCGCTTATTTAGGAATAATGGCAATCAATGATTTCATGTATTTTTCCATGGAACAAATGATTGAACAAATGTCTCAAACTGGAAGTGGTGTTGCTGGTAAAGTTAAGTTGGAAAACAATGACGACGAAGATGAGGACGAAGAAGGTGGTGAGGAAAAACCTGATACCAAAATTGTTGCTGAAGGTCTAATATTCCCAATTTTATGTCATGAGATTATTAAAGGTCTTGAAGAATCTATTGGTAGACATGGATTACCTGAAGACCCTGAGATGTCTCAACAAGTAAGAGACGTAACTGATGTATTATCAAATGAACCAATGCAACTTCGAATTGGTCCTGAAATTATTGAAAAGATTAGATTTGCATTACCTGACGAAATGTTTGATGAGGACAACAAAGGTCTTACACCATGGTTTCATTCAACTCTATACAAAACAGAAGCTAAGGAATTCTTAGAAATTATTGGTAATGCAATATCTGAAGACGAGTCTAAGGTGAAACGCGCAACTGCAAAATTCAGAGAAATCATGAAACAGGCACAACAATCCAAGAAAGAGTATGATGAATTCAAAGGTGAGGAAGGTACTCAAGGTAGCGATGACGATGATGATTTTGGACTTGATGACCTTTATAGAGATTTAGGAATTCCAAGACCATAAAAAATCCAAATATGATTTAATTTTGTGAACAAAGAACAATTAATTATAGAATTTACGAAGTGTATGAGGAATACTCCTTATGCACTTCGTTCTTATTTACAGACATACGATAATACAGTATCAAAGTATGTCCCATTAGAACTTTTTCCTGACCAAGTATCACTACTTGAAGATTACGAAAGCAGCAACGAAAACATTGCCTTAAAATACAGACAAGCGGGTGTTACAACCGTAACTGCAGCTTGGGCATCAAAAAAACTTGCATTCGCAAGAAAAGAAAAACCTGAAAAAGTTCTAATAATTGCCAACAAGTTGGATACTTCAGTGGAAATGGCCAATAAGATAAGGGCATTTATAGAACAATGGCCTGATTGGGTTGGAATCGGGTTTTCAGTAGAAAAAAACTCTCAAAGACATTTCAAACTTAATAACGGATGTGAGGTTAAAGCGGTGGCAACATCAAAAGATGCTCTTAGAGGTTATACTCCAACAATTCTTATTTTTGACGAGGCAGCCTTTATCGAGGCGGATGGAGACTTCTGGTCTGCTTGTATGGCCTCACTATCCACGGGTGGTAAAGTTATTGTAGTTTCCACACCAAACGGTTATGACCCAATATATTATGAAATATATGACCAAGCGTTAAGAGGAATGAATGATTTCAAAATCTCTGAAATGTTTTGGTATCGGGACCCTCGTTATACCAAAGATTTATACATGGTAAAGACAAATGATTTGGTTCATTATCTTTTGAACCGAGAAGACTACCCTGTAGATACCGTAATTAACTTAGCCAATGATAATCCTTACGAAAGAAACCATACTATTGTAACAGATTATATTTCTCAAGGATATAAACCTTGTTCAGCATGGTTTGAGGGGATGGTAAAAAAACTCAAGTACGATAGACGTAAAGTTGCTCAAGAACTTGAATGTAACTTCTTAGGATCAGGTGATAACGTATTCGATTCAGACCTAATGCAGAACATTTCCAAAAACCAACTAAGGGCCCCACAAGCAAAACTTATGGGAAACGCTTTATGGATTTTTAAAGAACCTGTAAATGGCCATAAGTATGTTATGGGTGTTGACGTTTCTCGTGGTGACTCTGAGGATTTTTCATCAATCCAAATCATTGACTTTGATGAACGGGAACAAGTATTAGAATATGTTGGTAAAATTCCTCCCGATGTGCTAGCCGAGATTGCCTATAAATGGGGGACAATGTACAATGCTTATTGTGTAATTGATATTACTGGAGGCATGGGAGTTTCAACAGCAAGAAAAATGCAAGAATTACAATATCAACATGGATTATATGTTGATGGAGTTGATACTTCTAACAAATGGAAGTGGGATCCGAAAATAAATGAAAAAATTCCTGGTATCAACTTCAACACAAAAAGAGTACAAATTATTGCGGCATTTGAAGAGGGAGTTAGACACGGATTCAAAATATATTCCCACAGAACTTACAATGAGATGAATACCTTTATATATATTCATGGAAGACCCGACCACCAGAAAGGACAACATGATGACTGTATTATGGGACTTTCCATGGCGATTTATGTTGCCGAAAAATCATTTCAATCATTAACTAAAGTTGTTAATCACACAAAAGCCATGTTGAATTCGTGGTCTACTGTGATGAATGAAAATAAAAATACTTCAGATTTTTTTAATCCCTTGGTACCTCAGATGGGAAGAGACTCCAACTTGAGTAATAATGGGGCTTCTAAAGCAGATTACCAAAAATATGGATGGCTATTTGGTGCTAAATAACTATTTATATTACCGAGGTAAAGAGTAAATTTAGATTATGGCAGAACAAAATATGACGGTTTGGCAAAGACTGTCACAAACATTTGGACCTAACTCATTATTAAATCAAGACTATCCAACATTCAAGTTTGATAAAAAGGAACTCCTACGCACAAAAAGTAGAGAGGAGTATGAGAAAGAAAAACTTCAAGCACAACAAACATATTATCTCACAAATCAATGGGCTAAGGTGGAGAATAATCTTTATTCTCAAGCCATATATTATGAACCTACAAGGTTATCAGCACAATATGATTATGAATCAATGGAGTATACTCCCGAGATTTCCGCAGCATTAGACATCTACGCAGAAGAATCTACAACAACAAATGAGGATGGATTTATTCTTCAGATTTATTCTGAATCAAAAAGAATTAAAGGGGTCTTAGCGGACTTATTTAATAACGCCTTAGACATCAACACCAATTTACCTATGTGGACAAGAAACACATGTAAATATGGTGATAACTTTGTATACCTGAAATTAGACCCTGAAAAAGGAATTGTTGGAGTACAACAATTACCGACTATTGAAATTGAAAGACATGAGGTTGGAGCAAGTGGTAAAATATCTGTCGATGTAAAAAATGAAGTAGATAAAGATAAAAAGGCGTTACACTTCACATGGAAAAATAAAAATATGGAATTCCAATCTTGGGAAATTGCTCACTTCAGATTATTGGGTGATGACAGAAAACTTCCATATGGAACTTCCATGTTAGAAAAAGCAAGACGAATTTGGAAACAACTACTCCTTTCTGAAGATGCTATGTTGATTTATCGTACATCAAGAGCCCCTGAGAGAAGAATGTTTAAGGTGTTCGTTGGAAACATGAATGATGACGATGTTGAGGCTTATGTACAACGTGTTGCAAACAAATTCAAGAGGGAACAAGTCGTTGACAATAAAACAGGTAATGTCGATATGAGGTTCAATCAAATGGCGGTTGACCAAGATTATTTTATACCTGTTCGTGACCCAGCGGCTCCTGACCCAATTACCACATTACCAGGAGCAACTAACTTATCTGAAATTGCCGATATTGAATATATTCAAAAGAAATTGTTAACCGCCCTTCGTGTACCAAAAGCATTCTTAGGATTCGAAGAAGTTGTTGGTGATGGTAAAAACTTGGCATTACAAGATATTCGATTTGCTCGTACCATTAACAGGATTCAAAAGAGTATGATTGCTGAACTTAATAAGATTGCAATTGTACATTTATTCTTATTAGGATTCGAAGACGAACTTTCAAATTTTACAATCGGATTAACAAATCCATCTACTCAAGCAGATTTGTTGAAGATTGATGTTTGGAAAGAAAAAGTATTATTGTATAAAGATTTGGTTTCCGATCCAGGAAATGGAATACAGGCAACTTCATCTACATGGGCTAAGAAACACATATTTGGATGGTCAGATGATGAAGTTCGTTTAGATCTACAACAACAAAGAATCGAAAGAGCTGTTGGTGAAGAACTCAAAGCAACTCCAACTGTGATAACCAAAACTGGTTTGTTTGATAATATTGACAAATTATATGGTAGTCAAACAGGATCAACTCCGACGGCTGGTGCCGAAACAACTACGGATGGAGAAGAGGAATTAGGACCTCCACCTTCGTCATTTGGAGGGGAGCCATCGGGTCTTGACTTAGGAGCTGAGGAACCACCAACAGGAGGAGGAGAAGAAGCTCCACCTCCATCAGAAATAACACCTGAATCAAGGAAAAAAGACCTTAACATTTTAGTGGAAAATAATTTAATTGACGGGTCTCAAATAATAAATTTGGGTCAGGCACAAGATTCTTTAGGAGAAATTTCAAAACAATTAGATAAGTTATTAAATTCATAATATTTATTTGAAAAAGACACAATGACCTTCGGAACAGTAAAATCCCTAATTGAAAAAAATCTCTTGCAATCCTACAAAAATGAAATGGAATTCAAGAAGACTTTGCGAGAATTCAAACACAACGTTTTGAATAATAATGCTATGTCTAAAGCATACGCAATATATGACCAACTAAGTTCACCCCAAGGGTTAAGTGAACAAGATGCAAAATATTTTATTGAAGAAGGGATTAATTTACTAAACAAAGTTTTGTCAAGTATTAAACTTCCAATCACACTTTCCGAAAAAACTGAAAATAATTATTCCGATATTGACACCTTAGTTTATACCCAAGGAGTAGATTTACTTGAAAGAGTTAATGCAAAGAAAAATATTTTGAAGGTTATTACGTCTACAAAAGAATCTATTAAAGAAAATATAAATATTCCAATTAGTTCTATGGTTGCGGTTGCGAATCAAACCATTAATAATTACATACTTAATTTGGACGAAAATTCCAAAAAAGAATTTTTTCAAATAGTTTCTGAAGATTCCAAAACATTAGAAACAAAATTTGAAACCCTAAGAGAAAGTACGATATCCAAATTAACGGCACTTCAAGATAATGAAGATTCACAGGATATCAAAACAAAAATTTTAGAAACAATTGAAAAAATTAAATCTGAAAAATTCGACCAATTAAACTTTTTGAAGTTAAAAAATTTGGAAGAATCAATTTGATTGGTCTTTGAGACCTTGAATATGTTTTGCCTTCAGAATCTGTGCTCTTCTAAGTACAGATTTTTTTGTATACTGTTTTTTATCAAATAGAATCTGATTTTGTTTTGTTTTAATTACTTTTGACTTTAGGGTCTTGAGAGCCTTCTCAAGAGGATTACTCTGAGTGATTTTTATTATTATCATATATTAGAAATATCCACAAGTATAAAAAAATTTTGACAATCATACATATATTGTATATAATTTCATTAATAAACATACATAATAACATTATTAATGAAAAAAGGAAAAAGTGTAAAACTTAACCTGTTCAACCCCATCAAGTCTCAATATGGGACAGTAGACTCCAAAAACTTAAAATCGGTTTATATAAATATTCAATCGTGGGTTACACCAAAAGAAGAATTAGAAAATTGGAACCGAATTGTTTCAGGTTTAGGGAGAGAAATAAAAAATTCAGTTTTTGAATCAATCGATTCAAAAATTTTTCAAGAAAAAAATATTGTTGATTTGGACCTTCGAACAAGTGGGATATCAAAAGGGAAAAAATCATTTTTTAATTTGGAAATCAATCTGTATACCCAACGTGATATGGATTTTAAGTGTGATGAACTAAAAGAATCCATAAAAAATATTGTTAAATCAATCTATAAAAATAACGTGATTAAAAACAAATACTTTGATTTTTCGATTTCTAAAAAAGACGAAATCTAACAAACTATTTAAATCCGTATATTTATCTTAAAAGATTAGATGAAAAATTTAAGAATTTTAGAAGCTAGCGAGCTTGGCCACGGTATATTGATTGAAATGGATGCGGGTTGGGTTTCACCAAAAGACCTACAGAATATTGACATTCTAAAAGAAGCCTCCAATTTAGATTATAGAAATCCATTCGAATTTTATGCGGTTCTTCAAAAATACGATACTCCAAATAGAAATGGTAGAACATATCCTGAAAGGATTTTGAAAAGAGAAGCAGATAGATATAAAGAATCTATTTCTAAGGGTTTGTCAACATCAGAATTAAATCACCCTGAATCATCATTAATAGACTTAGACAGAGTATCTCACATCATCACAGACATATGGTGGGATAAAAATATACTCATGGGAAAACTCAAATTATTGACATCTCCAGGGTTTCACGAAAGAGGTATAGTTTCAACAAAAGGAGACCAAGCAGCTAACTTAATGAGACAAGGTGTAACTTTAGGGATTTCTTCAAGAGGAGTTGGGTCATTAAAAAAAGTTGGTGAAAGAAATGAAGTACAAGATGACTTTGAATTGATATGTTTTGATTTGGTATCATCACCTTCAACACCAGGTGCTTATTTGTTCACAAACCCTGATGAAAGAAGTAAGTATGAAGAAAATTTAGAGGAAGAAAGAAACTCTAAACAAAATAATGAGTATGTTGAAAAGTCAGTTGACTTAATGAAAAAATTAGACGATTTTTTAAGAAAATAAAATTATGGACGAAAAATATTTTGTAGCAAAAATTCAGTATGATTTTCCTGACGAAAACACTGGTAAAATTAAAAAAGTAAGAGAAGAGAAATTGGTTAAAGGTTTTTCTGTTACTGATGTAGAAGCAAAAGTAACAAAAAAATATGAAGGATTTACTCACGATTGGAGAATTACGGCAGTATCCGAAAGTAAAATTGATGAAGTAATCGAATAACTAAATTTTTAAAATGAAAAAAACTAAAGTGGTCAAACGACCACTTTTTTTATTTTAAGACTATTTATTGACAATAAATCTAAACAGAAGTACCAAGAGATGAATTTTTTTCATTTTGGTACTATTTATATGTTAAAATAAATAGATTTTTCATGCAAGAAAATAAAAACTTAGTACAAGAGGCGTTAATTCAAATGAAAAATGTTGAAGAGGCAATCGCCCAAAATGCAAAAGGAATACTTGCTTCTACTATGAAGGAAGAAATCAACCAATTAGTAAAAGAATCTCTATCAGAGCAAGATATGGAAGATGAGATTGAATTAGATACAGATATCGATACCGATATGCCTGTTGATAATGATGATGATATGGAAATGGACATGGAATTCGATATGGACATGGATATGGATTCAGAAGAAAGTCCAATAGATTTAACTGATGCTTCAGATGAAGAAATTTTGAAAGTTTTCAAAGCAATGAGTGACGAAGATGGAATCATCATAAAAAAGGATGATGATGAGATTCACTTGAAAGACGATGAAGCTAATACAGAATATTTAATCAAGCTAGGTGAGTCAGAAGAGGAAGAAGAATTAGATGAAACTATGCACGTAGATGAAATCGATGAAATGGACGTTGATACAGAAGATGTAATCAATGCTATTTTCTCAAAAGACGGAGATGTTGAAGATTTCGACATGGACCAAGATGAAGAAGTTATGTATGAAATCGAGTTTGATTCAGAAGACGACATGATGGAAGAAGAAGATGAAGACATGATGGAAGAAGAAGATGAAGACATGATGGAAGAAGAAGATGAAGACATGATGGAAGAAGAAGATGAAGACATGATGGAAGAAGAAGATGAAGATTTGGACGAATCTTACAACCATAGAAGATCTGTTAGAGAGGCAAAATCGACAGTAAAACCTAAAGGTGTTGGAATTGGGTCTGGGCCAAAATTCACTTACAAAGATAAAGCTAAAGGCGGATTCGATGATAAGAAGAAAGAAGGACCAAAATCAGTTGGTACTGGTAAACCAAAATTCGAATACAAGAAAGGTGAAAATATGGAACAAAAATCCAAAGTTGTTAAGGCAGAAACAAAAGAAGGTCAAGGATACAAAGACAAAGAGGATGAAAGATTGGCAATGAAACATGGTAAAATTGCTTCAAAAGATCTTAAAACTACTAAGGCTCGTAGAGATGACGCAGGTTTTGAAAAAAGAGAAACCAAAGAGGCTGCTAGAACTTATGGAATGGGTTCAAAAGAAGGACGAGGACTAAGAAAAGGTATTACTAACAACAGAAATTATGTTTATGGTAAAAACGGAGTAAAAGTTGAATCCACAGAATCAGAAGTTAATGTGTTGAGAGAAAAGAATGAAGAGTACAGAAAAGCATTAAATATTTTCAGAGAAAAACTTAATGAAGTTGCTATCTTCAACTCAAACTTGGCATATGCTACAAGATTGTTCACTGAACATTCGACCACTAAAAAGGAGAAAATTAATATTCTTAGAAGATTCGATAATGTAGATACTTTAAAAGAATCTAAAAGTCTTTACAGGTCAATTAAAGATGAATTGTCTAAAACTGAAAGTACACCAATTAATGAATCAGTAGAAGCTAAATTAAACAAGAGTGTTTCTACAGGTTCATCAACTACCCTAATTGAATCAAAAACTTATGAGAATCCTCAATTCTTAAGAATGAAAGATTTGATGAGTAAACTTGGGTAATTAAAATTAAATAAACAAATAAAACAAAACAAAATACTAAAAATGGGAGCATTATTAGAATCAGGTCTTGTAGGTAACATCGGTCTTAAGCACCTTAAAGTTATCAAAGAAGACACAATCAACAAATGGGACAAATTAGGATTCTTAGAGGGTCTTAAAGGTCACATGAGAGAAAACGTAGCTCAACTTTATGAAAACCAAGCTTCTCACTTAATTAACGAAGCATCATCTACATCTGATACAGGTGCATTTGAAACAGTGGTTTTCCCTATCGTTAGAAGAGTTTTCTCTAAATTATTAGCAAACGATATCGTTTCAGTACAAGCAATGAACTTACCAATCGGTAAATTATTCTACTTCGTACCTAACATTCAGGCGTACACTGACCCTGCAAACTTGGCGACAACGGGTATTCACTACGCACCTTACGGATCACCAAACGCTGCGGCTGGTCAAACACCAAACAGTGGTTACGACTATAACAACACAAAGGATTTGTATGACAGATTCTATGAAGGTAACGAACCAGCATTAGACCCACCAGGTTTATTTGACTATTCTAAAGGACAATATTCAGCAATTACTGCTCAAGTTGGTACTGTATCTTGGTTAGCGGACCAATTAGTTTCTTCTGCGTATACTCTTTCTGATTACAGAAAAGTATTAATAGTTTTATCAGGTTTCGCATCTGACGGAGCTGGTAAATTAATCGGTCCTGATGGTCAACCAATGGATAACGAAGCTTTCTTATCTGATTTGACTATCTATGGTGTTGCTACAAACACAACAACCGCGGCTAACGCAACTAACCCTTACTTATTCAGAGTTGTAACTCAAAGATATGGTAAAGGTATCGTACAATATGGTAACAACAATTCAACTTTAGTTTTCCCTAACAGTAAAACTGACGGTGGTCAATATGACAACGTATGTGATGCTGAAGGTAAAATCTACTTAGAGGTTGATTTACAAGTACCAGTATGTATTACTTGTGGAGGTTCAATGGACGGTTACACAGGTTCAACATTCTCTTCAACAACTGCTGCTGACAATGCGTTCACAGGTACTTATAGAATCTATAAGAACTTAGAATTCGAAGATAGAATTGGTGAAGTTTCTTTTGACCTTTTATCAGTAACAGTTTCTGTTACAGAAAGAAAGTTAAGAGCACAGTGGTCTCCAGAAATGGCACAAGACGTTGCGGCATTCCACAACATCGACGCTGAAGCTGAATTAACAGCATTATTATCTGAGCAAGTTGCGGCAGAAATCGATAGAGAAATCTTGAGAGATTTGAGAAAAGGTGCAGCTTGGAACTTAAGATGGGATTACAATGGATGGAAGAGATTAGGATCTTCTGCAGTACCTTATACTCAGAAAGATTGGAATCAAACTCTTATCACAGCAATCAACCAAATTTCAGCACAAATCCACAAATCTACATTAAGAGGTGGAGCTAACTGGATCGTTGTTTCTTCTGAAATCAGTGCTATCTTTGATGACTTGGAATACTTCCACGTATCAAACGCAGCTCCTGAGCAGGATCAGTACAACATGGGTATTGAAAGAGTTGGTACATTAGCAGGTCGTTACCAAGTGTATAGAGACCCTTACTTCCCACCTAACCAAGTGTTAATGGGTCACAAAGGAACTTCTCTATTGGACACAGGTTACATCTACGCACCGTATGTACCTCTACAATTAACTCCTACAATGTACAATCCATTCAACTTTACACCAATCAAAGGTATCATGACTAGATACGCTAAGAAAATGGTTAATAACAGATTCTACGGTAGAATCACAGTTGATGGAGTTAGAACATTCGACTTGAGAGAATTGAGATAATCGAAATTTCGATATGGTAAAAAGGGACAAGAAATTGTCCCTTTTTTTTTTTA